ACTTAGATTCAGTTAATTGGTCTAGTAGATCAGTACCAGTCGGTGCCGACTCTCCAATTGATATAGCAACAATAACGTTATCAAGTCCAATATGGATTAGTCCGCCAGTAAAAGTTAAACAACTTGGTGTACTTACTAAAGTTATTACTGGGTTATTTGATGGAACTTCTACATATGCTACACCACTATTTGGTGCTGATTATTTAGATCCAAATACTAAATTTGCCAATGCAGGTACTGCATTTTTAGCAGAAATTATAACAGTTGTTGAACAATACAGCATAGAAGTATATGAGAATCAAATTACATTATTAAGTCCTAGTTATAGTAATGAACATGATACTTCACAATACGGCAGGTCTGAGGTTGCCCGGTCGGTAACACCATGGGAAGAAATATTATCAAAATATCCCGAAAAATTCATACCTCGTTTTAGTAGATTATTTATAAAACAACGAAATGGTACTGAAATAAATGGTACTATATCATTAAACAGTCAAGATGAATCAATAATGGATATTAATTGGGATATTGATACGCTAAATCGTAATACAGGTATTGACAGTTCGGGGAATTTAGATACTGACATCGAATATCATCTTACTAATCGAGCAAACAGTCCAGGTACATTTGATGCAATTATTAATCCACTTGAATTCAATCCGCATCGGCCATTAAAACAATCAACTGATCAACCTATTGCAATAGGGTTACGATATTTGTTAATTGAAAGCATTGGATCAGATACAAATAGTGAAGGTGCAGTGGCATGGCGATCAACTGATGATATTGATTTAATTGCTCACGAGAATGATATTATTGAATGGACCGGAACTCGATGGAATGTTATTTTTGATTCAGTATATGAAGCTGATACAATGATTTGGCAAACTAACACATATACAGGTATTCAATTTGTATGGAATGGCGTTGCATGGACTAAAAGTTTTGAAGGTTTATATAAGGCGGGTGTATGGCGGCTGGAACTGTAGCAGAAAATATAATTTGTAGTGGTGCATTAATATATGCGCGGTCAACGCATCGATTTTTATTAATTCAAAAATCGTCAGGTAAACATCAAGGCACTTGGGGGTTAGTTGGCGGTACTAATTTAATTAATGAAAATCCATGGCAGGGTCTTACACGAGAAATTGAAGAAGAGATTGGATTTATACCAACTATTATAAAAACACTACCATTAGAAAAGTTTGTATCCAACGATAGTGTTTTTAATTTTCATACATATTTTTGTTTAGTTGACTCTGAATTTGTACCAATATTAAGTGATGAACATATTGCATGGGGATGGTTTAGCTTAATAGCATTACCAAAACCTGTACATCGAGGGTTAAATCTTAGTTTGCGTAACAAAGTTATTCAAACTAAAATTCAAACCGTTATCGATATCATCGATAGCTTGTAGCTGGTTCTTAATTTGAGTAGACCAATAAACTGCACGTTTAGTGTCTACTTTAATATCATAGTAATAAGGTTTTTCAAATATAGAGTTAGTATCATTGTAGATACTATGTTTAATAGTATCTACAAATATTAAAAAATCTGAATTAAACCGTTTTTGAATGTAATGTGTAGGTGCTACAAAATCACATATAACATAAGTTGCTTTTGATTTGTTTGCTAGTTCACGCATGCGCGTGCATTGCCGTTCTCTTCCAACTATGCTAAAATCCCAATCATTACATTGTTTTCTAATAGTGTCTGCATTAAACCATTCTGAGTTAGGTAGCAGTTTAACTAATTCAACTGCTAACGTAGTTTTACCTGACCCAGGTAATCCCATAATTAAAATTTTCATTTTAAATTATTTTTAATATATTCCTCAACTGCAATTTCTCTAAGTATGGGTGAGGGATCAACTAATGCAGCAGCCGGAAAACCATTATGTAAATATGCTTCATGTCTAACTCCGGTATCAGGATCGGCGTATGCCTCAATTGGAAAACCAAATATTCTATAACATTCTATCCGTATAAGCAAATACGGATCTGTTAATCCATCTATAGTATAGCCAAAAATTTGTTGAGCTTCGTGCCTTACCCAATCATTTGTATGATTACATAAATCTTTTGAATAGCCAGTCATTCGATAATAATTTTGTAGGTAATATAGCGAAGTATCTGCTGTATCAAATTTGTTAAAAAACAAACTAGCATTCCATCTAATAATTGCAGATTCGTCATGTAATGCATCTTGAGTATATCCAAGAGTATAATATGCAGCAATCCTAACTCGATAATCTAAATCATCAAATGCGTCAGCAGTAAATCCAGTTTCTTTATAATATGTTAATCGTTGTAATGATGAAAAATTGCTAAGATCCATAGTGTCTCCAGTACTCTAAATTGCTATATTGGTTTATTATATCATTCGGTATTAATGATGTACGGTTAAACGTAGTTATATCAGGGTGTATTACATGTAATCCGGGCATGTTAAGCTCATTATCACATGTTTCAATATTTTTAAAATTTTGTAAATTAGTAAAATTATGTTCAAACTGCTCTATTTCTAAAAATTTATAAATTTGTTGCATTTCATTAGTTGGATTAGATATTAATGAATCATATTCCATTATATAAATTCGATTTGCAAAATTAGAATGTAATGCACTTTTTAATGAAGCTAAGTGTCGGCCAACGCTGCCGTCCCATCTCATTAAATTCTCACATCTAAAATATACGTTAGTTGTACTAGATGGATATACCATAGAATTATATTGGTATATATTGTCTCGATATATTCGTTCAAAAGAATTTAGTATGTTTGGGATATCTCGAACACAACAAATAATTTTTAAATCGTCTATTACATCATTTAATAATTCAATAATACTAGTCCATGATCGATTAGTATCAAAAATTATAGGTTTATCTACATCATTATATGCAATGTCAAATACAGATTTAATTAATAATTGTAATTTTTTATCGGACATTAACTGATTAGTTCCAATTTGATCAATTTCTGTCATGTGCTGCGCAATTAATTGTACCGGCGATGATATACTAGCGTAACATAATGGATTTTGAACTAAAATTGCTGAAAGCAGGGTTGATCCTGATCGAGGCAACCCTGATATAAAATAAATTTTTTTCATATACCATTCCTTTTAAGTATTTATGAAATTGAAAATTGTTGATAAAATTTTTAAGCAAGCGGCCCGGCTACCGATCCGCTGTTTGCCCAGGTAGTAATTTTTGAAAAATTCCGGATTGCATATCCTGCGGCTCCGCCACCGCCGCCCACAGTGCCAGCAATATTGGCGGTTTTACCTCCCGCACCGCCATTACCGCCCGGACCGCCACCTCCGCCGCCACCTCCGCCGGGTAATCCGCCTGAATTCTGCGTTCCGGCCACTCCGCCGGAACCGCCGGAACCAAACCCACCAGCACCGCTTGCACCAGCACTTGCAGCACCAGCGGTGCTGCTTATGCATTGTCCTGTGCCGCCACCACCGCCGGCCCCTCCGGCGTTATTTCCGCCAACACTCCCTGCTATGCCGGCAGTACTGCCGACATAATTTCCCGTAGTTCTATATACAGAACCGGCCCCTCCGGCACCTCCGCGATAGGTAGTTGATGAACTCCATATGCCACCGCCGCCGCCACCGCCACCGCCACCGTGCCATGAGCCACCACCGCCGCCGCCACCGCCGCCACCAATAATATAGCCACCGTTGTAGAAGTATTCAATTACTGTCGAGGAACCATTAACAGTAATTGCATCTTTACCTGCACCACCTACACTACCAGACGCTAACGATCCGCCGCCTGACCCACCGTTACCGCCGCCTGCCCAAATTGTAGCGTAGTTGTATATGCGTATTCTATTAATCCCGCCATACAGCGCAATTGCTCCACCGGTGGAGCTAGTTGACCAATTTCCGGTTAGCGAAAACGTATTTGAAACTGGAGTAGGAGTCATATTGTATGGAGTTGTACCATAATTAGTATATGTAGTTGCATATGTTACTGCTGTACCTGCAGAATTTGCAACTCCGTCAAGCCAAACACACGCAGCAGCAGTTCCTTCTGCACTAGTACCGTTTGACGAAACTGCCTTAACTGATACTAAATATGCAGCGTAAGATGATGAACTTCCTAATCCAGCAGAAATTGTAAGAGTTAATCCACTAATTGATAAGGATTGTATCGTATATGTATTAAATGAAGCACTTCCGTTATACAACTTTGCAATTACGGTATATGTAGTTGCTCCAGTTGATGCTGCCGATATTACCACTTGCATAGTATTTGCTGCAGTTAGTACTGCATAGTTAATTGATGGCGCAGCAGGGGCAGTAGTTTGAGAAACTACGCTTGTTGAAATGCCAAATGTATTAGTTGCTTTTACATAATAAGTGTATAATGTATTTCCGGTTAATCCACTGTTAATGTATGTATTAATACCACTTGCTGTCGTCCAACCGGTTAATTGTGTAACTCCGTTCCATAATGTAAATGTGTATCCAGCAGTATTAGTCCATGCTAATGTAGTTTGTGTATCGTTTACTGCAGACACTGTTATTGCATGCGCTAATGGTGTAGTTACTGACAATACTAATGATGATATTGCTACAGTTGTTGAATTTGTTGCTTTAACATAAAAACTGTAAGTAGTACCAGGTGTTAAATTAGTAATAACTGTATTAGTCGGGTTAATAGTAGAAATTGTACCTGTTGGAGATGTAGTAATAGTTGTAAGTTGAGTAGTATTATTCCATACGGTATAAGTTAATCCCGAAACACTTGTCCATGTTAGTTTAAATTGAGTTTCAGCCCATGTACTATTAACTGCAGTAAGTCCATCTGGACTAGCAGGATTTGTATACACTGCAATTGCAGAAGACATTATCGATCCATCTGAATTAGTTGCGTTTACATAAAAATCGTAACTTGTATTAGCAGTATATGCAGAAGTATTAATAACAGTGCTGCGAGTTGATCCAACTAACGAAATAGTAAGACCGGTAATTTGAGTTTTTGACGGTCCGTAAAATACTGTATATGTTGTTATTGTTGTGTCGTTATCCCATGATAATGTGTATCCAGTAGCAGTATACCCACTAGCTGATAAGTTTTTTGGTTGCACCGGACCGCCGCTAGCAACTAATAATGTTGACAAAATTCCACTCATATAAAAATCCTTATGATAACCCTGCGCCTGAAATAAACCATTTAGACGACGCAACTTTAATTGCAGTTGCCATGCCAGCCGGTGCTAACGACCTAGTTGCAGTAGTATTTCCAGATGGTAGCCAGACTACTGTATCAGTAAATGTAATTGATAGAATACCTGATCCAACATCATTAATAAATGTTAATACTGCGCCAATTGGGAATGCAAGTGCAGGCACATTACACGTATGTGCAGTTGCATTACTGTGAAAAATGTGTTTTCCTGAATCGCTTACTACTATTGAATACGGAAATGATACCGGTTGATTTTGCGGAACAGATATATATCCAACACCAACTGTCCCGTCAACCGTGCAAGCCGATAATATACCAGATGTCGGTGTACCTAACAACGGAGTAACTAGTGTTGGACTAGTTGACAATACTAAGTTACCGGAGCCTGTTGATGACGAGACACCAGTGCCGCCGTTTGCAACTTTAAGTATACCTGACGAAATTCCTAAAAGTATATCAGACAAGTTTTTAGCCATAGATTATTTCCTTTAATTTGTTATTCATATTTATCGTAGTTATTGAGTTGGACATGCTGTTGGTGGAGTGAAATTGGCTGTATAACGTGCTACGCCTTTTGTTATGCGGAAATCATCCATATAGCCATTAAATTTATATCCACCTGTTATATAACTACCAATTTCTAAATTTGATCCACCGTCATAAATTGCACGAGAATCTGTAAAACTTGATTTATTAATGCCGTCTATGTACATAGTAAATACAGATCCAGATTTAACAAATGCTAAATGATGCCATGTGTTATTTGTGACAGTTGTAGTTGCTGTTCCAACGTAAGACCCAGCACTAGTCCCAAATGCACAACTGCAGCTTATACCAGTTCCGCTGCCGTCGTATCCAATTGCCCATGAACTTCTTGCACCGTATCCAGCATCCATATAATTACCACAAAACCCTACCCATGATCCTTGAACTCCATTTGGATAGAACCAAAATTCAATTGTAAAATCATTAGATAATCCAATCGTAGTTGTTGAGGTCGGCGTCATAGTTAAGTATCCTGTACCTGTGGTTATACTACCGGATCCGTATCTTACAGTTGCTGTACTTACCGTTACTAAAGATGATCCAACATTATTAGTAACTGTCCGTCCATTGCTACTTGAGTCGTAAAAGGTTGTACTTCCGTTAGCTCCTGTATTAGCATTAATTAATACGCTAACTGAACTAAAGTATGGGTCAAAAATCGGCATTGTAATTAACGATGAGACTCCGCCTGCACTATCTCCCATTGTATTAGTAGCAATTACTGTAAATGTATACGAGGATCCGTTAGTTAACCCTGTAACAGTAATTGGAGATCCAGAACCAGTATTAAATTGTCCGCCTGACGATGTTACTTTGTATGAAGTAATTGGCACTAATGGATCTGATGTAGAGGTAAATGATACAGTTGCTTGTCCAGACGCTGTAACTACAGAAATTCCAGATGGTGTAGTAGGAACAGATAACGTAGTAGTTGCTAACGATGCAGTACTTGCATTTCCAGTTTCAACTGCATTAGTTGCAGTAACCGTAAACGTATATGTAGTGCTTGGTAATAGATTAGATATTATAATCGATGTAGATGGAGGAGTCGTAGTACCAGTTAATCCGCCAGGTGAACTTGTTGCAGTATAACCTGTTATCGGGCTTCCGCCGTCAACTGTTGGTGATGTAAATGAAATAGTTGCAGTTTTAAGAGATATTGAAGCCGAAACATTAGTTGGAGGATTTGGAGCAGATATTGCTATTAACGACGATTTATTACCTAACACCCAATTAGTAGTAGACAATTCGTAAACGAATGTAACACAAGCATAAGAAATATTTAAAATTACAGAGTTATCACTTTCAATTGTTTTGCCGTTTGGAGAAATTGTTACTGGATTTGAACTAAACAATCCTCCGACATCTAACACTGTGATAACATCACCGTTATTTGGAGTTAATGGAAATGTAATAGTAAATGAACTTGTACTGTTACACCTTACTAAATTGTACGATGCTGCAGTATAATTACCTGAAATAACAGGAGTTGGTATTATGCATTTAATAGATATATTTCCAGATCCTAATAAACTAGTGTTATTAATAGTTTTTATATTAGTACCGGAAGTTAGCGTAGGTTGTGCGTTTAACGCAGTTACTGCTGCGGCTGCTGATGTTACGCCAGTGCCTCCAACTGATACTGGTAATACATTGTTATATAATTTTGATGAAAGTGTAGCTGGCATACGATTTCCTAGTTAGTTGTATATTTATAGGTTGCTTATTACTTACGGATTGCCATGTAGATGTAGGATGAACTAGAGGTGTTGACTTCCGCAGAAGTTGATGTAACTTGAAACCCAGTAGCAGTTGGAGAAACATAATCAACAGAGGTTTCTGCAGTAGCTGCATTGGCTTGTAAAGTAGCATCTGCTGCACCTACAACCATTCCACGCATGTTGTCAATGATTTGCCACGATCCGGTCCCAGAAGCATTTTTAATC